CTCTGCTCGGGCACTGCCGCAAAGCGCGGCGAGCACAAGCGCGGCGATGCCGGCGCGGCCCAGCTTCCGCCTCCAGCGTGTCGCCGCAAGCAGACCGGCGAACACAATGCCGGGCAGACCAGCGCCGACGATCGGGCCAGGCACGGCGGCGGGGCTGGGGCTGGCAGTGGCGATGGTGAATACGTGCCACGGTGGATTGCTGTAGACGACGCCGTCCAAGCCGGAGAGCATTTCAATACTGTAGAATTGCGTTGTTGTTCCGATGCGCCGTTCGCCGCAATGCAGACTGCACATAAAGGCCGGATGCCAGTCGAGTGGGCCGAGTGACAGTCTCGCCGTGTAGTTCTGGGTATCGAACTGCAGGGCGTCTGGGGTCGCGGAGAATGATCCGCTCGTCCAGGCTGGTGCAACACCGGTGTCCGATCCTACGTTAAAGATGCGCAGAACCTCGTTATTGAACATCCAGTTCGTTTCGGTCACGGTGATGTGCCAGCTCAGGATGTTCTCCGGCCGGAGCAGGCCGATGGTGCCGTCGGTGGTGATCGTTCCGACAGCCTCCGCGCGTGGCGCGGGTTGATGCCCGAACTGAATCATATTCACGCTGTAGATGATGTCGGCGTGAGCCGGCGTGATCCAGCAAACAAACGCGGCGGCAAGGATCGGGCTCGAATTGGCTGTCGTGATCTTCATTGTTTGGTTCCTTTCGTTGTGTGAGACTGGTCCTGCCGTTTGCGGTGTCCGGTTTGGTTCCTTTCCGGGCACCGCCTGCGGCACGGGGCCGGCGGTTGCGACCCGCCGGCCTCACTTCGTGAATACGCGACCTGTATATCGGAAGCGTGCTTCGGTGTAGCGCGAGCGGTCGCTCATATCTCCCATCAGTCGGGTTGCCTCCGCTTCCGCCTGTTCGATGCTGTCGAACAAGATCGCTTTACCTTTACTCTGGAGCCAAGCTTCGTGCGGGCCGGTTACGCCACCCCAGACCTCGCACCACGCTCCGTATCGGTTACTCATTGCCTACCCCTAACGCGTTTCTTCGTAATAATGGAGGTCCCCGCTTCGACACCGTCGAATGCCTTGCACGCATTCGAGAAAGAGCTGTTTATTTTCTTGGTACACTGCCTCGGCTATTCGGCGACGATCTTCGTTGCCGGGCTTGAAGCCGCTCATCATGGCTGGAGCGTCTTTTAACCACTCCTTCAGACTCCGCATTGAAGGGATCATGCCGCGCTTGCGTTGCTCCCGCAGTTTTTCCAAGCATTCTGGTTCTAGTCTGTAGTCGCAGGCCAGAAGCGGAATTTGCTCGTGGGGGACGAAATCATATTCTCCCGCGTGCGCTGACGTGGCCAGCATGACGCCCGCGACGATAATGGCAAACCGAGTCTTCATAGTCTGTTCCTTTTGTGGGCTGGATCATTTTAGCGGCAGCCAGAACTAGAAGTCTTGCTCATTCGTGTCACTGTGTTGCTGGTGTCTGCCAACTCTTGCGCGGGGCCAAGACCGTCACCCCCCCCCCTGAAGGCCGCCTGATGCGAGGACGGACCACCGAAAATGCCTGAACCGACACCGACACCGTCCCTTGCGGGCGCGACCGCGCGGGAACTTGCCATCCTGTGGGCATGCAGCGAGCGGCAGGTGATCGAGCTTGCGCGTGATGGCATCGCCGTGCGCCTGGGCCGTGGTCGCTACGATGGGCCGGTTTCAACCACGAACTACATCCGACATCTGCGCGGGCAGGCGGCGGGGCACGTCGGGAAAGACTCACGGTTCGACGCCGTCAAGGCATCGGTGCTGCAGAAGCAGGCGAACACTCGCTTGCTCGAAATAAAAATGCGACGCATCGCCGGCCGGCTCATCGAGGCTGACGTTGCCAAGCAAACATGGGTGCAGATCATCCGGGGAATCCGACAGGCGGTATTGGCGTTGCCGAACAAGATCGCGTTTGCTGTTCCTACACTGACGCACGCCGATCGCGACATCATCGAGCAGATCGTTCGCGACGATCTCCAGGACCTGGCGATGGAGCGTGGTTTTGACTTTACCCGAAGAGATTCAGAAGACGTTCTATCCGATCAAGAAGATGAGAACGGAGGTCCTGAGCCACCTTCGCCCACCGCTGAAACTCAAGCTCTCTGAATGGGCCGAACAGTATTTCGTCCTGGCGACAGGCAGCTCTGCGAAGCCGGGACGCTTCCGCCTGTGGCCGTATCAGCGGGAGATACTCGACTGCATCGGTGATGCGGTGCACGAGCGCGTCACCGTAATGAAGAGTAGTCGGATTGGATACACTAAGGCGCTGATGGCAGGCATCGGCGCGACCGCTGCGATCGATCCATGCGCCATGATCCTCTTGGTGCCAACGGATGACGATGCACGCGGCTATGCAGTGGATGAGATTGAGCCCGCATTTGATCAGTCGCGCGTACTCCGCGGACTCTTGCGCACTGGCCGGACCGACGGGCACCAGACGATGACCGTCAAAGCGATCGCCGGCGGCGGCAGTCTGAAAATCCTCTCCGCGCGATCGCCGCGCAACCTGCGGCGCCACGACGCCAAGAAGCTTTTCATCGACGAAGAGGACGGCATGGAGGTCACCCAGGAAGGTGACGCCGTGTCGCTTGCCGAGAAGCGGACGCTCGCCCATCCGGATCGCAAGATCGTGCGCGGCTCAACGCCGATCGACGAGGACAGTTCGTCGATCAACCGCGCATACAATGAATCCGATCAACGGATTTTTGAATGCCCGTGTCCGCACTGCGGGGCATTCTTTGAGCTGCAATGGGAAATGATCGTCTGGCCCGCCGACGATCCCGACAAGGCCGCCTGCGCCTGTCCGCATTGCAACAAATTGATCGACGAGCGTTTCAAATTGCAGATGGTGGCGAGCGGGCGCTGGCGCCAAACCCGGCCCGACGTGATCGGCCACGCCGGGTTCCGGCTCAACACGTTGGTGTCGCTCCTTGCCAACGCGCGCTGGGGTCGGCTCGCCGCCGAATTCATGCAGGCCCGCCGCGCTGGCCCGGTCGAAATGCAGGTGTTCGTCAACACCGTGCTGGGTCGGGTGTGGCGACACTCCGTCGACCAGGTCAATCCCGACAGTCTCATGGCGCGGGTCGAGAATTTCGGCCTCACCATCGGCCGCTTCCCTAAAGAGGTGCTCGCCATCACCTGCGGGGTCGACACCCAGGACGACAGGTTTGAGGGCAGCATCTGGGGCTGGAACGAGCTGCAGGCATTTGCGCTCGGGAGCTTCACGATCTGGGGCAACCCACGCGATCCAATGACCCAGGCCGAACTGGACACCGTGCTCAAGACACGGTGGCCGCATCCCAACGGCTGGGCGATCGGCGTGGACATGACGGCGATCGATAGCGCCGGCCACGCCACCCAGGCGGTCTATGACTTCTGTTCCTCGAGATACGATCGCCGGATTTACCCGATCATTGGGCGCGCCGGCACCCGCAAGGTCTGGGAGCCGAGCAAGCGCAAGAAGGACGGCATCAGGCTCATCGTCATCGGCGTCGACCAGGTCAAGACCGACATTCTGACAAGACTTGCTATCTCGCCTCGCGACGAGAAGGGACAGCCGCGGCCTGGCGCGCTGCGGCTCTCATCCGATTTGACGGAAGAGTGGTTTGAGCAACTAACCGGCGAACGACGAGTTGTTCGTTATGTCCGAAATCGGGCAGTCGTAGAATTCCGCCCGCTCAAATCCGGACAACAGGTCGAGGCGCTTGACACGTCGGTCTACGCATTCGCTGCACGGCACGGGCTCCACCTGGACTTCGCCGAGCGGCGCACGCGCACCGGCATCGAGAACCCGGCACCGATGCAGACATCACGTCCACGTACGTGGCTCAGCGGTGAACGTTCCAACTGGCTCAAAGGCAGGAGGCCAACATGATGGCGACCAAGGAAAAATCAGCAGACAAGGCGCTCTCGTCTGACGAAATCTTCGAAAAGGGCGGCGGCACGATCGTGCGGGTGGGCAACGTGTGGACCTATCCCGGTTGTCCGATGGACAACAGCGGCACCAATCTCCGGCTGCCCATTGAATCCATTCCGCATGACGACGTGCAGGCGTGGATCCGCGATGGCGACGTTCTTCCAGCCGCGTTGGACCACAATCAGCGCCTTGTGGCCGTGCGGCAAAAGCCGGCCGATCCAGAGGCACCATCGCCGCCGGTTCTTTTGTCGACGCAGGCCGGCACGCCGGAGGCCGGCACCGAGCTGCCGATCGGATCGCACCCGGCCCTGGATGCAGGACGTCGGGCCGTCTCGCCAGCAGAGGCCGCCCTAGCCGCGACCAAGAGCATGCTGCACCTCGCCCAGCCGCACGGTCTGCTCACTGGCGGCACGGCAGGCGGCGGCGTCGAGGGCGCTGAGACCGGCAAGCAAGAGCCGAGCATCAGCAAAGAGCCGACCCAGGAGCAGACCGGTGCGCGTAAGGGGCGATGATGCCATTCCCACCGCGGCCCACCCCGCCGGGCTTCGCTCAAGTGCCGGTAGGTGCGGCTCCTGAGCCGGCGCCGCCACCGCTCCCGCCGCGACCCACCCCACCGGGCGTGCCACCGGCACAACCCGCGCGACCACCGGGCGTGCCACCATCCCCGCCGGGCATTCCATCCGGGCCGCCACCGGCGACGGGCCAGTTCGCGCCGCTGCCGCCACCGCGCCCAAGGGACACCCCGCCGGGTTTGTTTCCGCCGGAGCAAATCCAGGGATGGCTGGAGGCAATTCAAGCCGCCATCATGAGCGGCACCAACCGCGTGTCGTATGACGGCAAGGCAGTGGAATATCGCAGCATCTCCGAACTCTATCTCGTGCGAGATGATCTGCTGAGACAACTTGGATTGGTCGCCCCAGTCCGGAGAACCGTAGCATCGTACGACGGCGGGTTCTGATCTTTGCTCGACATCAACTGGATCGACAAGGCGGTGGGATACGTCTCACCGCAACGGGGGGCCGCGCGCGCGGAGGCGCGCACCCGCATGCGTCGCATGCATCAGCTCCAAGCGATGTACGAAGGCGCCAGTCTATCTCGCCGTACGCAGCACTGGCGCGCGGTTGGAACTGACGTCAACGTCGAGGTCATGCAGGCCGGCGGTCGGTTGCGCGATGTGGCGCGCGATATGGTTCGCAACAACGCGCTCGCGCAGCGCGTCAAGTCGACCGTCGCCCACGATGTCGTCGGTGCCGGCATCATGCCCAAGGTGGTCGGCAGCGAGAGCCGCGCCACGCGGGTCCAGGAGCTGCTCAAGCAGCATCTCGACAAGAGCGACATCGACGCCGACGGTCTCCTCAATCTCTCCGGCCTGCAGTCGCTGGCTATGTCAACAGTGGTCGAGTCGGGCGAGTGCCTGATCCGCAAGCGGCTGCGGCGCAAGACGGATGGTTATGCGCTACCGTTCCAGATCCAGCTTCTCGAGCCCGACTATCTCGACATCAGCGTGGATGGTCAGCAGGCTAACGGCAACTACGCGATCCAGGGCATCGAGTTCGACTTGCGCGGCAAGCGCGTCGCGTATCATCTGTTCGACCAGCACC